AAGTATATTAGACGCCCATTCATCTATGGCACTTTCAATTTATAGTCCAAGTAATTTAGCTGATCTTTTAACTGATGAGGTTGAACAAACTAGAGATGAAAAAATTGCAATAGCTAAACAATTACTCCGAGAACAACAAAATAATTTAAATTAGTTATTGACAACTATGGGACAATCCTATAAGATTGTCCCATAAACAAATAGAAAGGTATAATTATGTTACAAGCAATATATTTCGCATTACACTTTGCGATGATTTTTTTAGGTGTAGTTTTAGCAATTCACTTTGACTTTTGGTTAGGCTTTGCCATTGCAACTACATTCACAGTTAAATGGTTTTTTATGTTTCCACATGTTGAGGGCAGACGATGAGCGACTATAATTGGTGTCATGGCCCGGAGTGCCATAAAAGAAGAACAACCACAAGAGTTCGTGGTGTCAAGGGTTCCAAAGTTTTAAGGACAATTAAGATTCCCATAAGTGGATATAGATCCAATTCAGTTTGGAAATACTTTTGCGATCAGACTTGTATGCATGATTTTATTAGAACACACATACAGGAATTTGTGCAGTTACACCCAAGGGCCGAGGCTCTTGAAACACCGATCGAGGACCCTAAAAAAGTTAGACCATATGAAAATGCTTATTGGCATAATTGGGAAATAAAAGAGGTTGACGAAAACAGGCAGACATGATAGGATTATCCTATTAACAGAAAGGAAACATGACAACAGAAAGAACAGAAGAAAGAAGAAACAGATTCAATGGCGAGTCTGTTATGCTAACAAAAGAAGAGGCTATCAAACATGACCAAATATTTATGGCAGAGATGATAGCAACAATCGAAGATAGAGAATTAGGTCAAGGCATGTCTAAGCATTGGGAAACAATGCGTAAAAACTTAGACTGGTTTATGAAACACAACGCCAAGGCCTACATGGTCCTATTGGACTAACCTTTCTGACATGCTCGCGCACAGGTTGTGCGCGGGCTATAGAGGTACCACACCCGTTTACAATTTTACAAAATTTTTAAAAAACGTTTTTTTATTTACAAACTAGGGGTCCCAGACACAACAGTTTATGCTAGGTTTTTTAAATAGATAGTGGTAAAATACTTTTTAAGTTTTCAAAATACTTGTAAAAAAATTTTGCGGAAAAATTTTTATGAATGAAAAATTTATACAGAACTTAGATAAATTACCCGCTGACGTCAGAAGAGAATTTGCTTTGCTAGCAAATCGTTATGGTGAAAAGAAAAAAGAAACTAATATACAAAATGATTTTTTATCTTTTGTAAAACACGTCTGGCCAGATTTTATAGAAGGATCACATCACAAAAGAATTGCAGATAAGTTTAACAAACTTGCATCTGGAGAAATAAAAAGATTAATTATTAATATGCCACCAAGGCATACCAAATCAGAATTTGGATCTTATCTTTTACCTGCTTGGATGGTTGGTAAAAATCCAAAATTAAAAATTATCCAATCCACTAACACGACTGAATTATCGGTGCGGTTTGGTCGTAAAGCCAAGGCTCTTATTGATTCTCCTGAGTATCAAAAAGTGTTCAAGACAAAACTCAGAGAAGATTCACAAGCCGCTGGTAAGTGGGAGACCGCCCAAGGAGGTGAGTACTATGCAGCGGGTGTGGGTTCGGCAATAACAGGAAGAGGTGCAGATCTTTTAATTATTGACGACCCACATTCTGAACAAGATGCAATGAATGCTCAAGCTTTGGAACGGACCTACGAATGGTATACATCAGGACCTAGACAACGTCTTCAACCTGGTGGATCTATCATTGTAATTATGACTCGTTGGAATGAAAAAGATTTAACGGGTAGATTACTAAACGCACAAAAAGAAGTTAAAGCAGATCAATGGGAGATAATAGAATTTCCTGCTATCATGCCATCAGGTCAACCTGTTTGGCCTGAGTATTGGAAACTAGAGGATTTAGAATCTGTCAAAGCATCTATCCCATTATCAAAATGGAATGCGCAGTACATGCAGAATCCAACATCAGAAGAAGGTGCATTAATTAAACGTGAATGGTGGAGACCTTGGGAACATGAAGAACTGCCACCACTAGAACATGTGATACAATCTTATGATACAGCTTTTATGAAAAAACAAACTGCCGACTACAGTGCGATAACGACATGGGGAGTCTTTCGTCCATCAGAAGATGATCCACCTAATTTAATTTTAGTTGACGCTGTAAAAGCCAGATACGAGTTTCCTGAACTTCGTAGAGTTGCACTAGAGCAATACGGCTACTGGAATCCAGAAACAGTTATCATTGAATCTAAAGCATCTGGACTGCCACTAACTTATGAGTTGCGTAAGATGGGTATTCCTGTTATAAATTTTACACCTAGTAAAGGCAACGATAAGCACACTAGAGTAAACGCAGTATCACCGATGTTTGAGTCGGGG